ACGGGCCCTCACCAACCGGCGTATCCCACCGCGTATCCTGCACCGTATAAGCGTGACCACCAGCCACAGGATTAGACGACTGAGCAAGGGTTTGCTGAAACTTACACGGACCTGTGTAGAGCAAGGTGAGTGACGCCGTAACGTTGCCGTCCGCATCAGTCACGGGAGCGCCAGGACGATGCACCGTACACGTATCCAACATTGCCGAGTCGGCTTGCTCCCGCAAGAAAGGCATGATCCCGGCAATAATCCCGCCAATCATCGATGCTCCACAGTGATAGAAGGCGAACCATACGTAGCCTTCAACCGCAAAGCCACAGCATCAGGCACCGAAACCCCGCCGCCGTTCTCACCAGCACCAGTAGCCCACGTCACGCGACCATCATCGACACCCACGCTAGACAAACCACCAGCAAGACCAAGGTTCCCCGACTTCGCCGCAGCAATCGCAGCCGCCGCCAAAACCTTGCACCACTTCCGCAGCATCCCAGGAACCACCGCCCACCCATGCGTATAGGTCACCTCGACCAGCACCGAACGGCAAACCGGAACAGACAAAGTAACCGCATCAATAAGCTCGAACTCAACAGCCTCACCATCCAAAGTCACCGAAGCGACCTCAACCACAGGCACAGCCGGGAGCCTCACCAAACCACCAGGAGACGCCATAACCTTCACGGTAGACGTCCCCTGATTAATGGCCTGCCCGGTAATATCCCGCAACTCGTCCGAAGCGTCCGACAGCGCATCAACCATCTGCAAATACGCGGCAGACCCCACGGTAGGGGCAGTGATGCCAAGAGCCGCCGAAAGGTCAGCCACCGTAGCGAACGGGGTAAGTGTTGTAGCCACGGTGGCCTCCCTAACTGGTTATGCGAACAGGCCGCGAAGCAGACCGTGAGAACGCTCGTTGCCGTAAGACAGGCCGATCTCACCGTAAATCTGGGTCTTCTCAGAAGCGCCAGTCTTAGCCAGCTCTTCCTCGAACAGGACACCCTTGCCGGGGATGGAAAGGAACACGGGGTCAACCTGTTCCAGCGAAACCACGGCGAGCGCGTCAGCCGGCAGGGCCCGGTCAATCGCGATGTTCAGGGTGCCGAAGTCAGTGATGATCGTGTCAACGGACACGCCACCAAGGTTCCTGGTACCACCGAGAAGCTGGGCGCCGACGTTGCCGGTAGCGTAAGCCTTCGTGATGGCACGCTTCTGACCGGACGGGACGAACAGTGTCGCGGTGCCCTGCTCGGAGATGCCGCCGTTGTCGTAAACGGACTGCAACAGGTTCCCGATCAGGTCAGGCGTGACAACAGTCGCAGCCTTCACACCGTAGAACGAAACCGTGGCAGTACCAACGGTGATCGCAGCGCCACCCTTAGTAGCGGAGATCTTGAACGAAACCGTAGTAGAAACGGACTTCACCCAGTAAGCACGCCCCGGAACGATCGTGGTCGAAGCTCCAACGTCAGTGAACACAACCTTGTCATCCGCAACCAAGTTGTGAGTCGCGGTGATCGTGTCCGTAGCGGCAGAAGCACCAACAGTCAGCGGGTTGCTGGAATCGGCAACCTGAGCGTTCGTAGCAATCGCCTGGATAAGACCACGAGTCTGACGGGCAGTGGTGTTGTCCGCAGGCTTGTTGTACTTACCGTGCCAGAACGTGTAGTTCACGTCACGGGCGATCTGCTTCAGGGTCTGCGTGACCTGCCAAGCGTGCTCGTTCGCGACCGGGTTAGGGGCGCCGTTACCAGCAGAAGCGTAAAGCTCAGTCGCGGCCTGCTTCGTGTAAGACGTGTTCACAGTCTCGTGGAAGATCTGAACCACGTTATCGTGGTTCGCACGAACACGAGCCTCAGCAGCCGGCGCATCCGCACCCTCAAGACGGGAGGCGATCCGCGGATCACGCAGATCGTAATCCTGCCACTCGAAAGAAGTAGACGTTGCCTGCTTACCGCCACCGTTAAGACCACCAGCAGCAGAAAGCAGCGGGGTTTCCTCCGGGGTCAAAGCAATAAGCTCGCCGTGGTAGTTGGGAAGATTAAAAGTAGTACCAAGTCCGGTGATACCGGTCATAATGCCCTCCTGAGGCTATTTGGTTTTCGCAAGAGCAGCGATCCGCTGCCTAATGCCAATCACGCGGGTAAAGTCCCGCTTCTGCGTAGCCTCAACAAGCTGCTCATTGAGGCTCTGTTCCTCCGACTTCGCCGCCCCTTGCGGGCCTTGATCGGCTTTACCTTGGAACCGCTGGGGCGTGCCTTGCGCAACCGCCAAATAGGGTTCATCTTCCAGAAGCTTCACGATCAAATCGTCAAGCGCCTGGGTGTCAACATTGCCGTCCGAGTCAACCTCAACTTCGGACAGGTCAAGCAACCGCATCACCGTGGCAGGGTTATGCACCTTACCAACCAGTGACGCCTTCGCTTCCGCAGCGATAAGCTTCTTATTCGCCGCCGTCTGCACCTCAGCCCGAACCTCAGCCCGGATCTTCTCCGGATCCGGAGCGTCATCAGCCGCAGCAGGGGCAGGGGCTTTCTCAAGTTCCTGGATACGAGCGAAATCCTTCTTAGACTTCCGCTCAAGGGCCCGGTTGATGCGCTGCTGCGCCTCGTACTCGGACTTCCAGTCTTTGTCTTCAACGGTTTCGTCAGCCGGCGTCTCGCTGGCGTCTACCGTCTCATCAACAACATCGGGCGTAACTTCATCGGACATATCAGTTGTCTCCCTTACGGAGGTAGTTCCGATCTTCCTTGCGAAGATCAGGACGAAAAGATTTGCCCGCCAGAAGCGAGCCACCGCCGATAATCAGTCTCCGCACGCGCAGACAACATCGGCGTCAACCCCTTACCATCACGGCTATAGGGGTTCCGGCCATCGAGCACCTGCTCATAACGTGACCGGGAATCATTGAGGCGCCTCTCAGCGTCAGTCATAGTCGCCCGAACCCGCGGATCACGGACACCAGACGCACGAGCCCGCTCAACAGCCTCACGAGCACCAACCCGTGTACCGCCACGACCCAGCGCACCAAAACCCTCACGTTGCCCAACAACAGCACCCCCAGAGACTTGGCCTTGCGGCAACACATAACCGTGCTGTTCAAGCAGCCGCACCGCTTCCTCACGGTTCTTCGCGGTCTTATAGATGCCCTCAGGGGTGAGGCGCTGACCCCGCATGTTACTAGCGAAACCGCGCTTACCCGTGCCCTCCGTCGTGAACAAACCATCACGCCCACGCCAAGAGTTCTGCACCCGGAAAATGTCGCCACCGTCACGGATAGCCTGCGCCTTACCTTTACCGAACACTTTGTTCTGATCATGTTCGGAAAGGCTGTTGAAATACTCGTACGGGTCATCGATCAGGCCCTCAGATTTCAGCGCATCAGCACCCTTCGACGGCACGTGGATGCAATCGCACTTGGGATGCCGCAGAAACCCAGCATTCCAGCGGTAGAACTTGCCAGCCAGGATCACGCAACGCCCACAAGACGGCGGGTTCAACATCCGCACATACCCAACATTCCGGCGCGTGGCGATGTCAGTAGACGCAGCCTGCCGCCCAGCATCAGCAACAGCCGTGCTAACCAGGGAATCCAACCTGCTACGGCCCGAGGCCAGCGCCTGCCGAACAGACGCACCACCAGCAATCGCCGTCTTCACATCCGTCACAGGGGAATACAACATCCCCTCAAGCGACCGACCATCAGCAGCCGACCCAGCGAACCCGCGAGGATCCACAAACGCATCCGGCGCCACATATGCGCCCTGCTCAGCAAGAGCCCACACACCATACGCAGCACCAGCCACAGCAGCCTGCAACTGCACACCCGTGATAACCGGCACAACATCCCGCACAAGAAGCAACTCCCAAGAACGCGACAACGCCCCAGGAATGACCTTGTCCCAAGCCCTACGCGCAGCCCGAACAGCTAAAACCTGTAAAGCCTGGACGTCCTTATACTGCTGGACCGCCGCTGCCGGGGTCGCCGCTGGTGTTGCCATCAACCGCCCCTGTCAACGAACCGCCAAGATCACGCGCCATGCGCTCCATCGTGGGATCCGCCTGCTGCTTTTCCCACTTCTCCATCACCCAAGCAAGCTCATCAGGGTCGCTGATCTTCTGCTTCGCCAACCACTCAAACGGGAACCCGATGGACGCGTACTTGGTAAGCGAATCTGCGAGCTGAGCGTCAGAACGAATCTCAATGTCCGCGTACTCAACCGCGCCCGCAGCCATCGCCTTAGCCTTCGCCTCGTTGCCCTGCGCCTTGCAAATCAGCACAGCGCCCTCACGCAAAGCATCAGACTGCACATCGTTGAGGTTCTTCACCTTCTGCACCAACCCAGCATCCAAAGCCTTGATAGCCTCAGCGCCGATGTTCGCGAACGTCGTCCCGCCCATCATGTAATAGGCCGGGGTGCGGGTCTGGTTAGCGATATGGTTCACGCCAGTGCTGATGACCTCCAAGAAGCCATCCATCTTCGCCGGCGACCACTCCTTGATATCCGCGTCAGGGCCCTCAAGGTTCATGATGCGTTTGATGTTCGCCTCAGGAAGGTCAATGACCTTCTCCCCAACCTTCTGCCCGTTCTCATCAAGAACCGGGATCTTCGGCAACTGAGCACCAAGAATCACACGCTGAGGGAGAGCCGCGAAGTCAGACGCCGTAAACAGGTGCGACCAAATCAGGTTGATAGCATCCTGCATCGCAGCAACACCACTGATAGCCGACAACGGATTACCAATCAGCGTCGTCCGGTTCGCTATCTCAACGACCGGAACAACATTCATCGGGTTAGGCAAAGGCCACGGCTCAGCCGAGACACGCGGACGCCAATCCATCGCAAGACTCGACGGAAGAAACAACGCCGAACCCTGGGTGAACTTCCAAATATTCTCAGGCGTGTACAACGTAACGTGCGTTACGCCATCCTCATCCGTCCAACGCTTCAAAGCAGCCCGACGCTTACGCCTCGAACCAGACTCGTACTCCACAACCATCTGAGTAGGCGAATCAAAATCCACAACCGGCGTTGACTCGTCATCCGGGTTACCCCAAACAGTCATGAACGCACGCCGCGCATACTGAGCCTCAGTCGCCGCCAACCCAAAATCAATGTCAGCGCCGTTAGTGCGCATCACCCGACCAAGATCAGTGTCAGCTTTCTTATCCCCATACGGGCGAAAACCAGTCCAACGCTGACGCTCAGCCGTCGCATCCACCACCGAAGCACACCAGTTATCCGAGAACCCCGCATACTGCTCCCCGAACCACTCACGCCACTCCGAAGAAGCGAACTTCAACGGCTGCTCACCCTCGTAATAGCGCCGCCAAACATCAGCATCCGCCGCCTGCGGGTCAAGCTTCTTACACAACCTCCGAACAGCCGCCAAAGCCTCATCAAGGGTACTGATCGCCACTAGAACACTCCCTATCCGAAGTAAACGCCGTAAGTTGGGTTATCCGCACCAGCACCAGACGCCACAGCCTCAGCCGCCGCCTCATGCGCCAAAACAGACGACATAGCAAGGTCAATTTTCTGCATCTCAGACGCCTTACCCAGAATGTAAGACTGCCCCGGACGGGCACGCTCTACCGCGTTGCGCACATGAAACCCAGTCGTTTCACAACCGTCATGACTGAACTTAGAATCAGGCTCAACAACATCCGTTTTGAACCTCTCAAGCGAGGCATGCATCTGAGTAATACGGTTCGTCCGCCACTCAAAAAACACCTTCTCGCCATACCGGGCCTTCCACTCATCAAGCTCAGTCTCAAACTTGAAAGGGTCACAGTAAGCACGAACAATCTCAAACTGGTTATTGATGTCTTCCCACGCCCGATGAATCTCAGGACGCGGAACACGACCATCCCAGTCACGCGGATCCCAAATCGTCGACCGCTCCCCATCGAAATAACGGGGCGTGAACTGATGAAAGTCCAAAGTCTCCAACCGGATACCAGTCACGTCATTCGTTTCCGAACCATCAAAACCAGCACAAACCTTAGTTCGCGGCTTCACGGACGTAACAGCCTTCCGCGATTCCCACTGACCAGGCTGCAACCACGACCGCGAACCAGCCACGATCCGGTTACCAAAAAACCGTTCAGCCTCAGCCGGGTTCTGCTCCATCACCGACGCGGCCTCAGCCTCAATCGAACGGATATCAACCCACGGCGAATGCTTATAGTTGAACGCGAAAATCTTCTTCCGATCAGCCTTCAACTTAAAATTCAGGTTCGGATCAGGCGGGAAATAATGCTTATAAACATCCTTCTGCCGCGACTCATACAACGCCTGCGCCTGCGAATCCTCAGCAGGGTCATAACAGTTCGTAGAGCAAGACATCCGCCCACCCATACCAGCAGCACCACGCGCCAAAGTACGGAAAAACTTCTTCATCTTGTTCGAGTCGTTCCACAACCCGATCTCATCCGGGAACGCATGAGAAATACGCGCCCCAAGACGACCATCAGCCTTAGACGTCACAGTCTCAATCCGCGAATCACGGTTCTTATTCGGGTGCTTAATGAAAGCCTCACCCGTTTTCAGCAAGTTCGCCAAAGGACCGTTATCGATCATCGGAACAAGAGCACCCCAAGTGTTCTCAACCTGATCCTCAACAACCGCGGCAATCTGAATACGCGGAGTAGCCCACGGGCGCCCCATAGGCTCACCCTTGGCATACTCATACTCCCAACCGCACGGGCAACCGAAGTCCTTGCACCTGTAAGCCTGCCCAAACTCAGCAAACCCGTTAAACAAGGCAGGGCCCACGAACTCAAACACAGCCTGCGAAGCGATACCAGGAGACTTGCCAATCTTCTGAGCAGCCATCCACAAACCAACACGATGAGCGAACGCAACGTTCTTCTCGCCAACCTTCGCAGTCGGACGAACCTCATAGTAATTAGCAAGGTAAACGGCATGATCAATGGTCGGCGTAAACGGATCCCCGGCAGTATCACCCTCAGGGACTACACAATGAGCCCGGATCCACCCCGTAGCCAGCCGGCCCATGTGAATCTTCGGGATGGTGTAATCATGCTCCACGGACCTTTACCCCAGAAAACAAATCAGTCACGTTCCCCGCCTTCGCTTTCTTACCGGAAGGTTCCTCGACCTCCGCAGCAGCAGAAACGCCAGAATGGCCCTTGAAACGCCACTTATTCCGCAACAAACCATCCGTAGACAGCCCCAACATCTCCTGCTGCCGACGCAACTCAGCCAACAACGGAGCAGACTTCACACTGATAGTCGCCTCAATAACCGTCAACAACCGCACATACAACGCCACAGCCGTTTCCTGCTTATCCAAAATCCATGCAGGAGCCTGACCCTGGGACCACAACTTCCCCCACAACTCCAACTCACGCTCATGCCGAAACAACGGCGCGCCAGTCTCAAGATCATCAGGGTTATCCAACGGCCACTCCGGGGCAGGATGCGGCCAAGAATCAGGCAACACCACCCAATCCGCGGCGTCACGCTCACGAGCAAAAGCATCCAAATCAGGGGCAGGACCACTCCGCGCCCTACTACCACCACGAGACATCGCAGACCCTCCAATCAGGAAAACTAGGGCCCTTGACAGGCCGGCCAAAAACCCTTTGAACCCGCCCGAGGTTTTTTTTCCCTCCCCGGCGGGTTAGCTATGGGGCGTGTCGAGGGGGT